GAGCTGGAGGAACTTGTCCTATCCACCATCTAAAACCATCTTTTCCAAGAAAATTTGTTTTTATATTATTTGAATCATCCATTATTCTTCATCCTGTGACTGTTGTTGTTCCCTATCAGGATTATCTCCTGCGAAATCTTTCAGAATTTTCATAACTGTGTATGATTTTTCTATATCATAATGATGACATAACTCTTTGATTAGGTAAGCACCAGACTGTTTATTATCTATAGCATCTGCACCTGTTGTTGCTGTAGACATTGGAGGAAATTCACATTCAATACACATTCCTGCCTCTAAATTTGAATTAAGAGGTATTGTTACTTGTAATACGTTTGTAAATAATGTATTATATCTTGTAACAGATTGCATTTGAAATTTCAATGGATTAGATTTTTTAAGATGATTCGTATCTCTCCTTGCCAATACCCCAATATCAAGTATTCCAGTCAATGATCTGGTTGCAGTATCTTCGATAGTATCTTCAGAACCTGTTTTGTTATCAGGATCAAGTTTTAATGGATACCTTGTAGGGTCTTCAGAACCCATCAAAGACATATTATCTTTTTTTATCTCATCTTTTCTTTTATAATGGAGTGTTTCAAATTCAAAGTTATATGGATTGAAATACATGCCAGTGCTTGAATAGGTTCCTAATTTTAAATTTTTTACGATATCATTATTTTGCAGTATCGAAAAACTCAATATTTTAAAATCAGTATTTACGGGTCTATCATTTTCATCAAATCCTTGTGTTGCTTCTCCATAGTAAAATGGTGGTGCTTTTAGTTTTTCACCAGAATTACTTGTAAGTTTATAAGTTTCTTGCCTCATTAAACTATCAACAGATTTGAATTTATAACCAGTCTTAGTTTGAAAAAATAAAAATCCTGCACTTCCACCACCCGTTGAAGCAGAAACAGATTTCTTTGCCAACCATACTATTGTAGGAAATGGTTTTTTTAAATTTCCAATAAATCCATATGAATTTGCTGCCATTTCAACACTAAAACGATCTTTATCTATACCAAGAGTATCTGTTAAAATATTTTCAACACTAGCACCAATGTTCTGGTCTGGAGAATATTTTTTATAACATCTAACAGTTTCATTAACTATTGCTTCCCTAGAAGTCAAGTTAAGAGTGAACATTTCTCTTTTAGCATCTCTGGTGACACCTGTAATACCAGTTACATACATGTAATCTTGTGCTTTTTCAGAAAAATCTAATGGAATATTAGTCTCAACATTTGCTCCAATTTTTATCCTGCATATTTCTCCACCTCTAATAGGCAAAGCATTATAAAGTGCTTTTAGTTTATCATCAGTGCTTTCTGTATCTTCCTCATCTTCTGTAACAACTTGAGCTTCATTAATTACTAATACCTTTAAGGTAACACAAGGAGAAAATATATCTTCATAATAATCAACAGCAGCAATAAACGGAGTCAAATCAAAAGGTTTTTCGCCCTCCTTTCGTCTGTCCGAATGTATTAAAAATTCTTCTATTATACACTGATTAGTTGCTGACATGGTTCTTAATTAAGCACCTCCAATGCCTCTTTCTCTCTAAGTAACTTGTAGTCATCTCCACTCCTATATGCTTTCATAGCATTAGAATAACTTTTAGCACCAGACCTTGTATTTGCATAATCTGATCTTTGTGGTGGAGCAACGACAGTTATTGTTTCTGCAACAGCCTTTGGAGTTATTTTATCAAGATTGAGTTTATTTTTTCCCTCTATTGTTAATTTTTCGTTCTTCAACTTCTGTTCTGCATTATTAACCTGTTGATTAACCTTACCTACCATATTATTTTGTTTCTTTTCTAAGTTATTCTCATCACTTGTACTTGAATAGTTTTTTCTATATTTAACTTCAGTAGGATCTATACCAAATTTTTCAAGAGCAGCACTAATCTCCTCTTTAGTATCATACTCTGAAGGATTTTTCTCAACCTCAGACTTAACCATATCATACATTCCAAAAGGAATAAGTTCTTTGTTATCATCCAATACAACCAACGGATCAACTTTTACACCACTACTATTACTTGATGTTTCGTCACTACCCTCTTTATCATCTTTATTATCTTTATCATCACTTTCTCCCCCTTCCCCTTCAAACTCCTTATCAAGTTCTTTACTATTTTCTGGATCTTCAAAAACTTTCTCTGCACCAGTGATAGCACCACTTAACTTTTGCCAACCTAATTCTACGTCAGAAAATGCTTCTTTTAATCTTCCCGACTTATCTTTAAAGTCAAGTTCTATTATATTTTTTCCAAATGCAAGAACTGTTTTAGCCAGACCTTTTACAATATCAAAAGTTCCCGAAACAAAATTTGATATTCCCGTCCAAACATCCTGAATTACTTTTACTGCTTTTTCAATCGTATCTTTAATATTATCAATATTTTTAAATAACCAAGCACCCGCAAAAAGTCCAATTATTTTTAACACGCTATTAAGGATACCTCCACCACTTTTTTTAATAGAATCTTTGATATTAGAAAATGATGAGGACATTAAATTAGGTTTTTCTAATCTTGCTTCTTCTGCTTGTTTTTGTTGTAGGTCTTTTTGTTTTATTCTATTCTCTTTAATAGTCTCTAAACGTTTTCTTTTCAATTCATTTGCTTTTTGCAATGCTGTTTGTATCCCAATAACAGTTTTAGACATTGATTTAATATTATTTTTTAAACCACGAAACTTAGACCTCATAGAATCTATGGGAGACTTTTTTCCTGGTGGTAATGCTGCTACTGCCATTATGCTAAGTATGCGTTATAAGTTGATTTTGAGAAATTATCATACAAATTATCTTTATTTGATGAACTAATATTAGTAGGCACACTGTTACCTGCAGAAGCATACTTTTTCCCGTTAGATTGTTGTTTCTGCCCAGCTTGAATCACATTTACCTTAACTGGTGCTTTAGCAGTTGGTCCAAGATTTTCATAACTTTGACTTCCCGTACCACTTATCTCAACGTTATCTCCAGTACCTGTAACATCAACTCCTTCATTATTAGCATCTCTCTTCAAGTCTGCATGTATGGATTGACCCATGGCAGAGACACTCAAAACACCTGAAATACCTTGCATACCTGGTATTAAACTGGTAATAGCACCTGCAGTATATAATCCTGCACCCACCCAGTTACCTTTCATACCTTCACTTACAGCACCCCAGATATCAAGACCAGTACCAATAATAGGTATAGATCCTAAAATTCCTTTTTTAGCAATTTTACCTGCAGTTTTTTGTACTACTTTCTTACCAACTTCTTGAGTTACTTTCTTTTTACCTAAACCTAACATTTTTAATGCTTTCTTCAAAGGACCAGGTATCGCTCTTTTTATAGCAGCAAATGCCTTTCCCATTGAAGCCTTAATAATTCTTCCTGCAATCCTAAATGGGAAAGTTACAACCCTAGTAACTAATCTACCAATACTTCTAGCAAAATTACCTGCAAGTTTTATCAAATTGCCTACAATTTTATTGAAGAAATAAACTCCAGTTACTACTTGTTGAAGAGCAGAGTTTAAATCTATACCTAATTCTTTGAATAATTCTGTATTACCATCTCTCCATGCATTAAACAATCTAAATGCTTTCTTTACAATAAAACCACCAAAAAGAACCATTATTGCTTTCTTCAAACCTTCAAAGAAACCAAATGTTTTCTTCTCTTGTTCCTCTACCTTTTTTCCTGCTTCTTGTTCTAAATCAGTTTCTTCTAATTCTGACTCTGCCTCCTGTTTTTGTTTCTTTTCTAAGAAAAGACTTTGTTGTTTTGCTAATTCTTCTTGTATTTTAGCATCAACCTCATTTCCTTTTATAATTACTTTTCTAATGTTAGCAAGAGATGTTTGTATATTAGCAACACTAGCTTCCAATGCATCTACTCTCTTAGTTAAATTATTAACTGGAGCAACTAAAGCACCACCCTCTGCTTGTACTCTCTTTTCTTCTATAGCACCTTTACCTGCTAATACTAAAGCACCCCCACCAAAAGCCATTTTACTGGTTCTAGCTATTTTCTGTCTATTTTGTTGGGATAGAATACGACTTTTAAATATCTTCTTTCTTTCTGCGGGTGTCAAAATTTTTCCCGTAGCAGGATCTATCCCAGTATCTGCTGCATCCAGATTGGGATTATTACCTATATTGAAAAATTGATCGTTAACCGCCATTTACACCATTTTTTAAATTTTCTTCTTCAATATACTGAGATAAGAGAGTTACATATATTTCTCTTTCCCAAGGCATCATATTTTCTAACTCTGTTAATGAATATTTATGATGCTGCATCAAGGCAAAATTTGTTTTGAAGTATGACTCAAGAGATTCGTGAGCCATGGCTAATCGAAAAAAGACGATAACCCTTCTAAAACGATATGATTACTAACTTTAGTTTTAGGATTAACTATATCAAAAGTATGTTTCAACTTTGGCATAGTCTCAAAAAATCTCTCAATTTTTTTGAACTGTTTTGAATTAAGTTGTTCAAGGAAAGTATTTAACTCTTTCTTTGTACAGTCAGAAGCAACAAATGATTCCTCTGGACTAAAGACTTGATCAATACACTCAGCAATCAACTCAAAAGTATCTTCTACCGAAACATCAACATCATTAAAATTAGACTTAATGAACTGTCCTAGAGATGGATATCTTAATCTTAGAGTATAATTATCATCTAAAACTATATCCTTATCATGTTCTGGATCTACATCAAATGTTATTTGATCTATGTCAACTAATACAGGAACTTGTGTCACTCCATCATCAGGACAAGTAATATTAACTTCAACTTGCTCTCCAACAGATTTACCACGAATATGTAGGAATAGATATTCTATCTCAAAAGTTGGTAGTTTGTCTACTTTAATGCCCTTTGTCAATATACAACTGGAAAGAACATCCTTAACAGCACGACCAATTTGTTTTTCATCTTGACTCTCCATTGCTATAACAAGAATTTTTTCTTCTTTAACAAGGAAAGGTCTATATTTTACAGTTTTTTTCGTAACAGGCAACTCTAACTCATACGTTGGAGTTGTAATGGTTGGTAAAGGCATAATAAATTATAGCAATTCGTATAGTATATAGCAGGGTTATCGTCACTTATTAATTAAAACTACTTCTGCGACTTTTGTTTTGTTTTTCTCTATTAATTTGATATTGTGGTTTTGTTTTTTTCTTCTTACTACCAGATAAACTTATTGTTGAATCTGTTGTAGTTATGACCTGTTCCTCAACATCAGGTCTTGTAACATCATTCTCACTTTGAAGTCTCTCCTTAACATCCGCTATGGTAAGATTATTATATCCTGCACCACTACGATACTTAGATATGTTACTTATAGGACCACAAACATAACGAGTGTATTCAAAAGCACAAGAAGCAGTTAAAATCTTAGATGCATCATATCCAACTTGAACAGCACTTAGGTTTTGTGGGAATAGATTAAAGAAAGTATATTCTAAATTATTAGAATAATCTCTTTCAAACTTCATTATCTTAGTTTCTTCCATTCTATAATCATCAGGATACTGCATCCTAACATAATAGTTTGATTTGCTTTGAGTTATAGGTCCTATTCTTCCACCAGGTGCATGAGTTCCACCTGCAGTATATTCCATCCAGTGCTCTAAAAATTTAATAACTTTATAGTCATCATCAACGTAAAAAGTAAGATTAATTGGTACATATATTCTACTATGTGCAAATTTTTCTGTTATTCCTGTATAAGCACCAGTGATGTTTGCAGTAGCAAGGGACGAACCTGGCAATGTTGCCTGACTGCATAGTAAACCCATCTCTCCTGCTATGAATCTTTTATCTACTCCTCTTTTTCTTAAGTAACTACCTAATCCTCCAACTGCTCTACCAAAACGAACTTCATAATGAGAAGTTTGAGCTAGATTAGTTAGAGTTGGTTTAAAATCGCTTATCCTTCTTGGTCTCGGTTTTTCCACACTAAATATCTAATATGAGTTTAATTATACTTATTTAGCATGACATATAAAGGAAAATACCGACCATCTCATCCTGAGAAGTATAAAGGTAATCCCATGAATATAGTGTATCGTTCATTATGGGAAAGAAAGTTTATGGTTTATTGTGATAAAAATAGAAATATATTAGAGTGGTGGAGCGAAGAAATTGCTATTCCTTACAGATCACCGATTGATAGAAGAGTTCATAGATACTTCCCAGATTTCTATATTAAAGTAAAAGAATCCCATAATAAAATTAAATCATACCTTATAGAAGTAAAACCTAAAAAACAAACAAAACCTCCAGTAAAACCAAAGAGACAAACAAAGGGTTATATTCGTGAAGCATATGAATATGCTAAAAATCAATCAAAATGGAAAGCAGCAACCGAATATTGTTTAGATCGTGGGTGGGAGTTTAAAGTAATTACAGAAAAAGAACTAGGAGTATGAGTAGACTATCCGATGTATTAAAAGATTTTACAGGTTTGGGAGATGTTGATGATATCTACCAAGAGGTTCTAGGTGCATTAACAGAGGGTGGTGCCCCAGAGGTTGGAAAATATTATACCTTTGTATATCGTCCTAAAACACCTAACCTAAGATATGATGAATATCCTCTAGTGGCAGTTACAGGTGTGTTTGATTGGGGATTCAAAGGAATTAATTTTCACTGGGGACAATCAAGACAATATACCTATCCAGAGATAGTTGGTGGTCTGTATAATATAACTGATGAAGAGATATCCGATGCCCAAAATTTATCTTTTGGTAAATATAGGCTAAATAGATAAAAAAAGAGATAATAATGGTCAATTTCGGAGAAAATTACGCAGAGCAAGAGAAATATTTTGGGTCTGAAGAATATCAGTCAAGTGCAAAAGCAGCGATTAAAAGTGGTGCACCGTTACCCACATTTGAGAAAAATAAGGATTTAGGTAAACAGACTGAAGCACCTAGTGAAACACCAAAATCATCTGCACCTCTCAGATATCCTTATACAAAGATAGATGAGTATGATGATTATATGAGACTTGAAATTGTTTCGTTCACTCCACCAGGTTTAGAAAGAGCAGATGATTCACTTCGTTTAAAAACTAGTGATGAAATTGCGAAAAAAGATATTAACTATACAATTTTACTACCAGTTCCTCAAGGTGTAGAAGATGGTAGATCTGCAGAATGGGGAATGTCAAGTGTAGATGCAGTTGGAATGTTGGCAGGATCTACTGCAGCTGCAGGTATGAATGCAGAGGGTAGTATTGCTACTATGGGGGCAGCAGCTTTTGGTAATATTACAGGAGCAATAAATGAGTTATCACAAACAGATAGAGCAGTAGCTGGTAATTTACTTACAGCAGGAGTCGCAGGACTGGTTGCAAATGCTGTGGGTGGTGGAAATGCACAATTTATTGAAAGAGAGACTGGATTAACACTCAATAAGAATCAACAATTACTATTCAATGGTGTAACTGGTAGAGACTTTTCATTTAATTGGGATATAGTTCCAAGAAGTAAAAAAGAAGCTGAGCAAGTAAAAGTTATCATAAGAATTCTTAAACAATCAATGTCTGCTCAGAGGGGAGGAACAAAAACAGTAAAAGGTTTATTTCTAAAATCTCCAGATATATTTTATCTGACATATATGAAAGGAAAAGACCAACATCCATTCTTAAATGCTTTTAAACCATCTGCACTTACTAGTATGTCTGTAAATTACACAGGTTCTGGAACTTATGCTACATACCATGATGGAAATCCCGTACATTTAAATGTAGGTTTAACTTTCAGAGAATTGACACCAGTATACAGAGAAGATTACTTATCAGAAGAGTCAGGAAATGGAGTAGGATACTAATGGGATTTTTTAGAGAGTTACCAAATGTCGAATATCTGTCTCCACTTGCAGATAGAAATTCTTCTTTCGATTATATAAAAGTTAAAAACTTATTTCGTCGTGTGAAAATCAGAGACGATTTGAAAAAATACTTTACTATCTTTGATAGAATAACTGTTAAAGATGGTTTCCGTCCAGATCAAGTTGCAGAATCTGTATATGGGCAAAGTGATCTTGATTGGGTAGTGTTAATAACTGCGGGAATAGTTAATGTAAACAATGAGTGGCCATTAAATAGTCGTGAATTATATGAATTTGCTCTCAAAAAATATGGTGCAAGTTTAAATGCAACAAAATATTATGAAACAATTGAAATTAAGGATCTTAGAAATAGATTAATTTTACCTGCGGGTCAGATTGTAGATGAAGATTTTTCAATACCAGACCCTTCTAATCCACTTACTGATCTATCAGGTAATGCAGTTAGAATTGGTATATCCAACTATGAATATGAAACTCGTGTAAATGAGAAAAAAAGAAATATTGAATTACTGAAACCACAGTATCTACAACAATTCTTAAAGGATATGAGAAAGATAATGAAATATTCAAAGTCTTCTCAATTTATTAATACAAAATTAATCAGAACTGCCAATACGAGAATCAAATCTCCATAAAAAAAAGGGGTCTAAACGACCCCTTTCTAGTATATTCTAATATCATTCTTGTGCTAATTTAGCAAAATATGATAACGCATCATCCTCATCTTCAGTTGATGATGTTTGAGTTGCAGCAGTAACTAATTCTTCTGCAGAACCACGATCATCATCTTCATGTTCAAGATCTTCTGTTGGTTGTATGCGAGTGCTTCCAACTCTTAAAACAGATTCAAGTCTCTTCTTCAAATCATCGTAAGATTTGAATTGATCAGCAGCAACAAACTCTTCAAGAGAGTATTGCTTCTTCCAGATTGCTTCAAGAGCATCGTCATCATCAAGTAGTGGAGTTACAGCAGCAAATTCAGAACTATCATAGTTTCTGTATCCTGCTACGTTCTTTGCCTT